TCTTTATACAAGTTGCAGGACTTTAATCGCGCCTCGAATAATCGCTTCAAAGACGCCCTCAGCGTCCTCGCCAATTTCAAGGATCAGCGCACAGGTGCCGAGTTTGGCTCAGTCCACAAATGGGGTCCAGACAAGGCCCTTGTCATAGACGGCCTTACTGGGCTTGGCGTTATGGCTATGAATATGGTCATCGGCAACAAGCCAGTCCGCTCTCAAACCGACTGGGGCATTGCGATGGATAACCTCGAGAAGGCCCTTCGAATGCTCTGCGACTACCCGATGCACTTTGTGCTGATCAGCCACATCGAGCGGGAGACCGATCTCGTCCAAGGCGGATCGAAGATCACCGTCTCAACCCTCGGGGTGAAGCTCGCCCCTAAGATCCCGCCGATGTTCAGCGACGTGATCCTTGCTGTCCGAATGGGCACGACTTGGACTTGGAGCACTGCTTCGGCCCAAGCCGACCTCAAAACCCGCAACCTCGCTATTGCCGAAAACTTACCTCCTTCCTTCAAGCCCATCATTGACAAATGGATGTCGAGGGGTGGGAGGATGTCGGCAGAGGTAAAGAAATAGTTTCTGTTCTCTAATCATCAACCTCAGGAGCATTCTCAGTGAACGACACAAGTCCATTTGATCCAAGTCTATTCCTCGACGCATCAACAACCGAGGCATCTACCCGCCGACCTCCCCTTCCCGTTGGGGAGTACCAGGGAACGTTGGGGGAGCCGAAATTCAGGCAGACCATCGGTAAGAAGGAGACCAACCTCGGTCAGACCTACACTTGGCTCGACGTGCCAGTGACCATCGACCTCACCCAGTACCCCGACCTTCAGTCGGCGGTCGGCGTCGATCAGGTAGTCCTCACCTATTCCGGAAGGGTTGATACAACTCCCTCTGGCGGTCTGGACTACGGCAAGGGGAAGTCCCCAGGGTTGCGCCAGATCAGGGACGCTACTGGTTTGAATGTAGCAGGAAGTCCCTTCAGCCCTCGCCAACTCCAGGGCCGCGTCGTTCGGGTGAAGGTCAAGCACGAGCCCTTTGAGGGCGAGTTGATGGACCGAGTTGATTCTGTAGCTAAGATCTAGTTCTTCGGCGCCGAGACTCGATGGCAAAGGTCTCCTTGTGAGCTTTAGCCACGAACAGAGGGCCGCGCATTCTGGCGAGATAACGCGGAACGATTAAGGAGCAGTCATGCGAATAACCATCGAAACCATCCCTCACTCCAAGCAACGCTACAAAACAGTCGGCGATTGGCGCCGATTAGACTTCTCGGACGACCTTCACATCACCGTCTCAAACCTCGGCGACTGGCGGATGGAAGTCCTCGTAGCCATCCACGAACTCATCGAGGCCCTTTTGTGCCGAGTCGATGGCGTAGCCGAGGCCGAGGTGGACATCTTCGATTTCGACTGGGCTCCCCACGGCAACCTTGAAGAGCCCGGCGACGATGTTGAGGCTCCTTATTACGAACAGCACCAACGAGCTAGTGGTTACGAGCGGCTCCTTGCCGCCGACCTCGAGGTCTCGTGGGTAGAGTACGAGCGGGCCATCAACGCGCTATGAGTGGCTTTGGTCTAGCCCATTTGAGGCAAGAAGGTGCTCCTGCACATCCAGAAGATGTGTACATTCACTGTGGCTGCGATAAATGTGAGGCTCGTTTTAAGAAGCAAGCTAAGGCATATTTCGACTATCGCCGAGCCCAAGGCGCTACAGAAGCTGAGTTGTCACAGGAATCACTTTATGAACCGCCATGAGCGCCGAGCCCATGTCGCCCTTCATCGAAAGGCTCAGAAAAGGAGAACCAAAGTGGAGATAAAAGTTCAGTGCCCGATCGAAGAAAACTTCTACCGCATTGAGACCTTCGACGACCTTCTCGCGGGAACCATTCGAGTCCAGGTCCCTTACCACTTCGACGGCTCAATCGACACCACGCGCCTGCCGAGGTTTCGCGGTTCGACCTTCATCCACGGCGGCAAGGTACGAATAGAATTCGACCTCGACGGCCCAACCCTCACCTCAGCCGTTGCTTCATGGCCCTCCCGCTGCACCAAGGCCATTGAAGAAGTCCAGTCCCAGATGTTCAAGAGCGCCTTGCTCGACCAGTCGGGCCAGCCTCTAAAGCCCCAAGCCTAAGGAGCCTCCCTCGTGCAAATACATCGCATACTTGCGAGCAACATCCTTACCCCGAAGAACCGCCAGCGCAAGGAGGTAAAGCCCGAGGACATCCAAAACCTTGCAAGTTCGATTGTCCGAAACGGCCTTATCGCGCCGGTTGTAGTTCGAGCAGGCGAAAACGGCAACTACATCCTCGTCGCGGGTGAGCGGCGCCTTAAGGCCCTCGACGCTGTTTGGTTCTTTGGAGAGAAGGTCAGATGCGGCGAGTATGACTTCGAAGACGGCTACGTACCTTGTATCTTCCAAGGTGAAATGGACGAGGACGCAGCTTATGAAATGGAACTAGAGGAGAATACCCGCCGTGTTGATCTCACTTGGATCGAACGAACAGAAGCCACGTCCGAGCTTTATCGTAGACGAAAAGCAAGGGCTCAAGCTTCTGGCTCTGATTACACCATCGCACAGATCACTGAAGAAGTGCACGGAAATCCTGATCTACCCTCAAACACTGACAAGACGAGAATGGAGTTACTTGTCGCGCCACATCTGGCGGACCCTGAAGTCCGAAAGCAGACCAATGTCAGGGATGCGTTCAAGGTCCTTCGCCGCCGAGAAGAGACCCAGCGGGCGGTAGACTACGCCCAGAGAATAGGTGCGAGGCTCTCTTCCCTGCACGACCTTCGACTAGGGGATTGCTTCGACATCATGCCGGACCTCGATAAAGAGAGCTTTGATGTCATATTGACTGACCCCCCGTACGGCGTGGACGCAGATAAGTTTGGTGATGGCGGCGGTCATCAGCCCGGCTCCCATTTCTACGCCGATGACTGGACGACTTGGAACAACCTCATCTCAAAGCTCGGACCAGAGTTGTTCCGCCTTGCTAAGCCCCAAGCCCATCTCTACATCTTCTGCGATGTAGATAACTTCGTTATTCTAAAGCAACACATACAAACCGCTGGATGGAAGGTATTCCGTACCCCGCTGGTTTGGCACAACCCAACCAGCAACCGCGCACCTTGGCCCGAGATGGGGCCGATGCGGAGGTATCAATTGTGCATGTTCGCGGTAAAGGGAAACCGGCCTGTGAACAAGCTCATAGGCGACGTGTTGATGTACCCTTCAGATGACAACCTAGGCCATCACGCTCAAAAGCCCGTTGCGCTATTTGAAGATCTGTTGAACCGTAGCGCAAGGGCTGGCGACACAATCCTCGATCCTTTCTGCGGCACAGGCACCATTCTTCCAGCTGCACATTTATTAAAGTGCCGCGCGACCGCCATCGAGATGGACGAGGCGGCTTATGGTATCTCGGCCAAGAGGTTGGGGGAGCTGAAGTGAAGCACGGGCAGACACGATTAGGCTCATGGGTTGAAGTGTGGTGTAATATCTTTATAGGATTCGCCATCAATTATATAGCAAACCTTTTAATCTTACCTCTGTTTGGGTTTCACACCTTAACTCTTTGGAAGAACTTCGAGATCGGTTTGTTATACACAGTCATAAGCGTCGCCCGCCAATTTGTACTTAGGAGAAGCTTCAATGCCATCAAGCGATCTTGGAACTACCATCATCCAGTCAGGCAAGAAGTGGGACGGCGGTAAACAGCCTGCATTTCAGGGGTTAGTACAATACTTTCCTAGAGCAATGTTGTGCGTTGCTGGAATCTCTAAATATGGTACAGAGAAGTATAATCTCGAGTACAGCGATCGTAATTGGAGCCGAGTAGAACACGCAAAGGACAGGTATAGAGATGCTCTAACCCGCCATCTATTACTTGAACAAATAGAAGGAGCAACTGACAAAGAATCAAGCTTGCTTCATGCTGGGCATATGGCTTGGTGTGCCTTAGCTTATTTAGAGTTATTGCTTCAAGAAGGAGAGCTGAAATGAGGCTCGACTTCCACCTAATCATAGGCAATTGGAAGATAGAGCGATGGCACTTATGGCGGTGGCGAAAGCATCAAGCAGTAAAAAATAAGTCCATTACCTGGGTAACTTGGGATAAGGTGCTGTAATGCCCCGCGAGGTCAATGGCTCCGGCCCGATCCCAGCTAAAATAATGGTGGTGGGAGAGGCTCCCGGCGCTGAAGAAGAAGTTCGAGGAGTGCCCTTCATCGGCGCTTCGGGGCACGAATTAGACAAAATGCTGGGCGAGGCAGGAATTTCTCGCGCAGAGGTATTCGTAACGAATGTTTGCAGGGTGCGCCCGCCCGACTATTTCAAAAAGGGAAAGCGCATCTCTAACGACATCGGCCAGTGGATTTCTACTGGCAAGGGCAAACCGACGATTAAGTTCAATCCGCAAACGCCTGGAGAATGGGCGCCGCTAAGGGATAGGTGGGTGAAGCCAGAGATCGCCCAGGGCGTTAAGCGCCTTTTACTTGAGATAGAGCTAGTAAGGCCTAACGTTATAATCCCTGTTGGCAACCTCTCCATGTGGGCCTTGACTGGTCGTTGGGGCATCAGTAAGTGGCGGGGGAGTATGTTACTCGGCTGGGATCTTCATGGGCCGAAGATTATACCAACATTTCATCCTGCGTATGTGTTGCGTTCATGGAGCGAACGTGCCATAACAGTTTCAGATCTGCGTCGCGCTGCTCGCTTCAGAAACGGCGAACCCTACCCCATCCCTCAATTCAGCTTCCAGCTAAGGCCAACCTATGCACAAGTCATATCGACACTCGATCAATTGCTCGTTCGACTTACTTCTGGAGACCGACTACGAATCTCCTTCGACCTCGAAACTCGTAGCGGCCACATCGCTTGCGCTGGAATCAGTTGGACTCGAACTGACGCAATCTGTATCCCGTTTATGTGCGGAGAAAAGGCAGCAGGCTATTGGAGTGACGATGAAGAGGCCGGCTGTTTATTTTCACTCTACCGAGTGCTTACTCATCCCAACGCCTCGGTCATCGGACAGAACCTCCTATACGACTGCCAGTACACTTATCGTCACTGGCACTTCGTTCCGAGAGTGGTTCAAGATACAATGGTATCGCAGCACGCGATATTTTCGGACCTGCCTAAAGGGCTGGCGTACCTAGCCTCGATGTATTGTGACTATTATGTCTACTGGAAAGATGAAGGTAAAGACTGGCTGCCGGGCCTCCCCGAGGACCAGTTATGGCATTACAACTGCCTCGATTGCGTATATACTTACGAAGTATCGTTGGCGCTTGAGGCGACTGTCACCAAACTCTCTCTTAACTCGGTTCACGAAGCTCAACAGAAAATGTTCTGGCCTGTGCTTCAGGCTATGCAAAGGGGGGTCGCTATCGATCTTAAAAGGCGAAACGAACTCATAATGGAAGTGCAAGAAGAGATCGGTCGGCGGGAGAGATTCCTCTATCAAATCCTCGGCCATGAGCTAAACGTCCGATCTTCAAAACAAATGCAATCTCTATTCTACAACGACCTTAAGATCCGCCCGCGCATAGATCGCAAGACCGGCTCCCAGAGCACCAACGACGAGGCCCTTCAGAGTATCGCCCGCGAGGAGCCCCTTCTTCGCCCCATCGTCAATGCAATCAGCGACATTCGAACCATGTCCATCTTCGTCGGGACGTTCCTAACCGCCGGCCTCGACATCGACGGCCGGATGCGATGCAGCTACAACATCGGAGGCTCCGCAAGTGGCAAATCGGCCCCAAAAACCTACCGCCTCTCAAGCAGTGAAAACGCCTTCGAGGGCGGATGTAATCTCCAAACAATACCCTCCGAGAAGTCTAAGTCCGTTGGAAAAGCAAAAG